GGGATGTCCTCCTTGATGAACGCCAAATGGCGGCTTACCTCGGCCATACCAAAGCGCCGCAGGTTATTCTGGACTGTCAGGGAAGTGCCTTCCTCCAGGGAGTTGAACGCCACACGGTCATACTTGCAAAGTTCCTTGCAGAGCTGCATCACAAAAGAGGTCTTGCCGTTACCGCTATTGCCCCACACGAACCAGCAGCCCCGGACTTCCGGAGTGTCGAAGGCGTCCTTCCATTTCCCCTCGAAAGGGAACACGTCATACTTCTTGTTCAGGATGTCCCTGACATTCAAGGCGCGTCTCATGCCCGCTTTTTTATTATCCCTTTTCTCCTCTTCCATGGTCAGAACAGTTTTAGTTGTCGGATATTGTCTATTCGGTCAAGCACGGCCTGACGTGCGGCACCCCGCATCTTCTCATGGCAGAGCATCCAGCCCAAAGCCCACAGAAGGGCATTATCACGGGTGGAGAACTGTCCCCATTTACGTCCCGGATTGAAACCGGCATCGGAACTGTCCACCTGCATGTGCACACCGGCAACCCACCAGCCGTCCTGCTGCCCCACAAGGGCATCCAGGTAGTCGCGTCCGTTACGGTAAACGGGGACAGTCTCGTATTCCGTCAAGACAGGGTAATCGATCCAGGGAACGGGAAGCTGCCCGCGACCGTCAATCTTCAGGTATTCAAATTTGTTTTCCATATCCTTAAAATTACGTTTGAACGGTATTTGAACGGGGGTCATTCCCCCGCCATGCGTTTCACCTTGTGAATGGACTTCCTCACACGCCGCAAATCAAAGTCACATGTCGAGGCCTCCTTTATCACGCTGTCGATATCTTTCTTGTCAGTCACACCGTTGGCGGAACAGATCGCGAACACGTCGTTCACGTCCGTAGGCTCCAGCTCATAAAATTTCCGTCCGATACGGCTGTAGAACTCCTTGTAGCCGGGCTTCTGGTACCGCAGGCCGTTGCTGATGCGCTTGGCGATGTAGTCGGTACTCAAGAACACGACACCGCATTTCTCCTCCAGCTTGTTGTACAGGCTGATGAAGTAGTGGAACACCGGTTCGGTCAGCTTGTCCGCCTCGTCGAACACCAGCAGGGGCGCGTCCATCTGGATGATGTCATCCAATATAAGTCCCCACACCTCACGGATATTATACCCTTCGGTCCGGATTCCGACCGTACGGGCGATCTCGCGGACAAAGTCGCCCTTCTTCATGTCCTCCGAGCAGAGGATGTAGAAAACCTCCCTGTGCTCCTGAAGGTAAACACGGGCGGTGGTGCTCTTGCCGCAGCCGGCCTCGCCGGTCACCCAGGTGACGTTGCGCCAGCGCTGCGCGTCGGAAAGCACGCCCGTGATCTCCTGGTAGGCACCCGTCTCCACGATCTGCCAGCCCGTGGTGTCCATGCCGCCCACCTGCGAGGCGACATTGCGGAACATCTCGTCACTGATGTTCTCGTAACGGCCGTTCAGGATGTTGCTCACCGTACCCACGCTGACACCCTTCAGGCTGCCCGCGGCCTTCGTCTGGCTCGGGTACTTCGCCACGTAAGCGCGGAGGCGCTCGCTGACGGCGTTCTTCTCTTTCATTGTAATTTCCATAATCAATAATTTTTATCTTGTTATAAATCTGTCACTTATAATTTCCCGACCACCTTGCGGATGCTCACTTCCTTCTTCTCGAAGCTGTCCCATGTCACGTTGCTGATGACCTTCATGTCACGGCCGATGGAAGGACGGGCCGGCTGGCCGTATTTTCTCGTGCGACGGTCAATCTGGCGTTGCGCCTCCTTTCCGAGACCTTTCAGGTCAGGGGTGCGCAAACCGTTCTGTTCCGGTGCGACACCATGCTCATACTCGATGTCCTTGGCGACGACCTGACGGTTTATACGCTCATTGACGACGGCCTCCTGCTGGGCGCGGATGAAACGTTTTTCGGCTTCCGTCTGCTCCTGCTGGGCACGGTGGATCATCAGCGGGAACGAGGCCACACACTCGAAACGCATCGCTCCGCCCTTGTCCTTGTAAAGCAACCGCACGCTGCTCATGTCATAGGGATCGTACTGGACATAGAACTTCCTGTAGGTATTACGCCGGCGCCATTCCAGGTCAGGCTCACCGGGAGCGGAGAAAACCTCGTAAGGGTATTTCTTTCCCTGTACCGTGATCTCGATGCCGCTGGCGGTGAACAGCGACGGTTTATCGGTCGTGTACCAGAACATCTCCACCATATCGGGAACGCTGACCGGATCGGTGGCCTCGTTCACGCTGGTATTGTACATCTCGATACGGGGGATGCCGGTGGCCGGGTGTTTCATCGAGTTCCACTGCTCACGGGCGGCGGCATACTGTTCCTTCAGTTCCTCCAATGTGGGAAGGGAGTCGATATTCGCGTTGATGAATTCCAGGTTCGGACGGCTTGTATCTCTCTTTGCCGTAACATTCTGCCCGGTGAAACCGAAAAGTTTCTTCAACACCTGGCTCTGGAAGCGGTAAAAGATGTTCTCGATCGTCTTGGACTCGCCGTTATACGGGGCTGTCGGGCGGTGGATGCGGCTGATCTTCGAGAAAAGCCCCAGCGCCGCGTTCTTCTTGTGGCCGCCCTGGTTGTCGCACACGATCTCGTAGGGTTTGTGCCGGCTCGTCTGGATAGCCATGCGGAAAGCATGGTACTGGGCGATATAGTCCTCGTTGTCGCTGATGTAATAGCCAAGAAGCACCTCGCTGTAGGCGTCCACCACCTCGTACACGCTTGTAGTACACTTGTTTCCGTTCTCATCACGGTAGTAGAGGTTCAGCTTCGTGCCGTCGCCATACCAGAGGCTGTCACGACGGCCCGGAAGGATGGTCCGGTGCTTGCGGTCATAACGCTGGTGCGCCTTCATCTCCCCATAGACCGCATCGTACCACAGGGGCTCGATACGCGGGCTGTTGAACCATTCGCGGAGGCTGCGGGGACTCTTCAGGGGCTTCCAGCCACGTTCCGGAGCGACACGGTTGTACTCCTCGAAGATCTCCATATCAGTATAAACCGGAACGCGGCTGCGTTTCAATGCAACAAGGTAACGCCCGCCGTCCTCCTCGATCTTCAGCGTGTTGCTGTTGCCGTATTTACCGCTCACAAGCACACCGTAGTTGTCGGGACGGAACTTGTTTATCAGGGCTTTCAACCGGCCCACACTGCCCGGGAGGCTGTGCCCGTACACCGGACGCCACTCCTCACTCGTGACAAGCAGAAGCTCCCAAAGGTTACGGCGGAAGCCGGTCAGCTTGTTATTGGACGAGCTCAAGCGTTTGAACTCTTCCATCAGCGCGTTCAGTACCGAGGCATTCCAGGTGTATTCCTTCTTCACGTCCACGGGAAGCGCGACCATCTCACCGTTCTTGTAGTAGCGGTAATCCTCGAAAAAGCTCTCGGCCTTCCCGTCTTTCTTCACTATGTTACGGATCATTTCCTGTCTCATTTGTTTCTCGGGTTCGCCATGACGCTCAACCCAACGTTTCTTGTATTTCTCGGGAAGGGAGGAATAGGAATATAGGGCGACATTACCCTCGCCGCCACCACGGTTGACACTTTGGATATTACCACGGTGTACATTCTGGCGTAAAGTATCGGATCGTATGATAGGATCATCGCCAGAAGTAAGTTCCTCATGGGTTGCACACAATATATTATCAAAGTATTCCATCTCCCTGTTCGATTATCAGTCCTCCAAATCATTCAAAGGGACATGCCTCTTCAACAACCGCGCCGAAGCCCCGAAGTTCAACACAACGAGAAGCTCCAATAACGGGTGGTCAAAGACCACGGAAAGCAGGATCCCGAAACTCAGACAGAAGTAAAGCACGCAAAGGCGTTGCTTATAGTTCAGCCGCATAAACCAGCGCAGCTGGTCACCGAACAATGACATCAACTCACTTTTCATCGCTTTCCTTCTTTTGAGGGTTACCACCTACCTTGGTTCCACCACGCTCGATGGCGAGCTTGCGGATGGAACGGGCCAACTTACTGTTCTTGCGGAATGCAAGGGAGTGGGAAACCATTTCCCGGGAACAACCCAGTAAACCGGCTATTTTACCCACCTCGCTGTATTCTACGACTATTCGCTCTTTCATAATTCGCTGATAAGTTAAATTATTGTAGCGGGCGGTCGCGGACTCGAACCGCGGACCATGGCCTCTCCCTTGCGGGAGTTTGGCGTGTTCTACCAACTGAACTAACCGCCCCGGAAATCTATCGGAGTTCTTCTATTGTCGGGGTAACCCGGTAATCAAAGCAGGAACGGCAGTAAGCCAGGCCACATTCGTTCTCACAGACCACGATGCCGGTCAACGCATCAATCTGGTAGGCGAAAATATTTTCGTCATCATTCAACGCTTTAAGGGTGGCAGCAAACAGATCCATTTCTGCCCAGTCAACGGTTACTTTTAATGCTTTCATTTTCTTCTTTTTATATTTCTCATTGTCACCTCAAGCCTTTTTTGTAGCTTTGGGGCGGTGTTCACACTTTGAACACGTGGCAAATATAAGTCATCTTTCGCAAATTGCAAAACAATCTGCGAAATAATTTCGCAAAACATAAAAACAATGAATAAAAAAGAAAGATTAGAGGCTATTATAAAGCATTACAGTGACGGAAAACCCTCTGTTTTTGCAAAGTTAATAGGGGTTGCTCCCTCAACTATAAGCTCGTGGCTGTCGCGGGATACACTTGACTACGATCTTCTTTTTGCAAAATGCGAAAACATATCATCAGAATGGCTTTTGACTGGTAGGGGAGAGATGATTAACATACAAACTGCCACTTTTAATAATAAAACTACCCTGCCACAAAAAGAAAGTACGGGAATAGAAGACAAATTATTAGCAATTATAGCAGATAAAGATGCCACTATCCGAGAGATGGCAGAGGAAATAGGTGTACTTAAGCAAACAATCGTGCAACTTAAACAGGACAATTTGGAGCGTGTTTCAGGTGCGGAGAGTTCAACACTTGCAGACGCCGGGTAAAATGCGTTATATGGGGTAAAGGGGGCAAAAAATAGTAAAATATTGTTTTTTAGAGAAATAAGCTAAAATATAGGGGAGTAAATAATTATATACGAAATATTGTTTACCCCCTGCAATAGTCTATAAACAAAGAAAAACAAGATACAAAAAAGAAGTATTCATATAAAAATCATCGCTAAAAGCAACCTATAATGTCACTCCAAATGTCACTCCATTTAAAACATTTCGTTTTTCCACTATCTTTTTTGTCACTCCAAACGTCACTCCAAATGTCACTCCTTTCCATTTTTCAACCGTTCAAAACGTTCAAATAAGTAGCAGCTTTTTTCAGATGTACTACTTGGAAAGGATACCACCCAAAAGGTACAAAAAAAGCCGCAAAAAGCGGCTTTATAGACGTTCTAAGGCTGTTTCAGCCCTTTCTGGTACTCTTTATCAGGTGCGACTGGGTAATCATCACACGTTTCGTGTATTTTACGGACCCATCGGTCAAACCGGCATGTAACAGGCTGCTTTTGGTGATACCGACCTGGCTCTCGGTCAAAGTATCAAATATGGCAGAAATACTGCCGAAATAGAAGTTCTTCTTCTCATAAATCAGGTGCACATGGATAACTTTAGTCATAATATATGGCATTTATTTTATTGCAAATATACCAAATATATCGTATATAGAATAATTTAGATAAAATAAAAGGGAAAATACGTCATGCACTCCCCTACTCTACTTGCATAAACCGGTCCGTTTGACTATCTTTGTACATGAGAGCTGATCAGAAAAGGCTCATGAAGAACAATCGGTGATAGCCCTCCCGAAATCTCTCCTATCCCACCTTCAATGTAAAGCATTTCATTTGAACGGCGTTCAAACGGGGCTCAAATGTAAGCCCAATGTAAAGCGATGTAAACGCTTCGTTTTTGCAGCCCATTCTCCCCTACTCCACCCTAACACTTTGACAACCAAAGCAATCAGCCATTTTCAGGCCGACCACATATTGACACGCTTCGTTTTTCCCCCCTTAGTAGCATACCACTGTTGGAAATAAAGTTCATCTGACTCCCACGCCCAGCAACACCAAAGTACATCAGTCGTCATATCACCTATTACTTGATATCCCATATAATCCGCTGAATAAACAGCTTTGAAATCACCGGGGTTAAAATCATAGTAGAGCGAATTTACCGCCAGTTTCAAGTCAGTCTCCGTCTTAAAGAAGTTTTCCGGAGAGATTTCGGTATAGTCCAAACGTTCCAGTTCACAGGAAGTCATCGATAACAGCATCAAGGCTGTTGCTATATATTTCATTGTTTTCATACCCAGTATATATTAGAATTTCACATCCAGACCAATAGCAAATGAAGACTGATTCGGATAAGCTCCGATACCGTTTCCGGTTTCAGGATCCATTCCCTTATATGGAGTAAATACGGCCAGATTGCGCCCTGCGGCATACAGTCTGACTGAACGAATCTTATTCTTGAACCATTGGGCAGGGAAAGTATAACCGATTGACACATTATCCAAACGCAGATACCAAGCCTTTTCGAGGAAAAAGTCACTCTTCTTGGGGTCAACGCCCGAAGAAGCCTCCGCCACACCCGGTAATGTACCCATAGGATTGGCAGGCGACCAGCGGTTCTTTACCTCATCCAAGACATTGACGCCATACGTAATGTCTTCAATTCCATAAATGGACTGCAACTTGATGTCGTTCACCTTCCATCCGTTCAGAGAACCGTACAGGTAAATGTTGGCATCCCAGTTTTTCCAGCGGAAAGTATTGTTGATACTGAAAGGAATCGGAGTACTATTTGCCAATACCACCATGTCGGCTTCATCAAGCACGCCATCCCCTCCCGTTGTCCGGATATAACGTCCTTCACTATCCCGCATCTTTTCGCCCTTCTCATCCAGTTGGTAACCGTTCAAATCCTGATACAGAATAGCTCCGGCACCGGATTTCTGGAGATGGTTGTAAGTCCGGTCCATCTGAATCAGACCATTCGTCCTGTATCCGTAGATGTTGTCCCATCTTTCCACATAATCCTGATAGACAGCAGGAATGAAGTCCGGGTCACGTTTCGTTGTGTGATTGCGGTAATAGGAGAAATTGATGTCGGTAGTCCAGCCAAAGTTCTTATTGTCGAAATTTACACTGTGGATACCGATATCTATACCACGGGCACGGTAAACGGTCGCCGAATTGTAATCTATCGTCTTCACTTCCTGATAGGACATCAAATTTTTCTCCAGAATGACATCCTTACGCAGACGTTGGTAGAGGTCGACAGACCCGGACAAACGGTTGTTGAAGAAACCGAAATCAATACCGAAGTTATAGTCGGTCAGTGTCTCCCATTTCAATTTATCATTGCCCAGTTTGGAGATAGCCATACCGTTTACCAAGCTTCCGTTAGGTGCAAATGCGCCTTGTGAAACTTTATAATAGGTATTGATACCGGTGAGGTTGCCCGCATTACCGGTTTGCCCCACACCTGCGCGGAGTTTCAGGTTGCTCAACCAACCGATATTCTTCAGCCAGTTTTCTTCATTCATACGCCAGGCTGCCGATACTCCCGGGAAAGCGCCCCATTGATGCTCCTTTGAGAAGTTGGACGAACCGTCTACGCGGAGATTCACAGTCAAGATATATTTGGATGCCAGCGAATAATTCAAACGTGCAAGGAATGAAGCCATTTCACTAGCTCCCTTATATGAACTGATAGTCGGTTTTTCCTGCTCACTTGTCCCGATATTGTTCATCAAAGAGCCGTCGTATGGGAATTGTGAAGCGACGATACCCATCCCTTCCCAAGACGACTTCTTATATTCAAAACCAGCCATCAGGTTCACGTCATGTATTTCATTGAACACTTTCGTGTAATTGGCAATCACATTGAACAGGTTCATTTGCGATTTCGCGTTTTGCTTGGAAGCCTGACCGTCCACACTATATCCCTTTTTGGTCGTGGTGGGAATGTATTGGTCGGCCTGCACATCTTTCATATCGAAACCGACAGTAGCTTTTATCAGCAAATCTTTGATTGGTCGGAATTCCAGATAACCACTGACAAAAAGGTCGCGGCTCACTGTCTGGTCGGTAATATCCAATAACGAAACCGGATTCGGGTAGACATCACGAATCGGATTTACGGAATATTTACCCTCTTCATCACGCACCGGTACGGTAGGAATAAATGTCATAGCCGAGTATATCAACGCTGAATTATCATTTCGGGCATCACCCAACGGTACATCGTGATACTTTATCTGTGAGAAAGTGGAATTAATACCGGCTTTCAACATACGGTTGATAGTCTGGTCAACATTCAAACGTCCGGTAATACGGTTCATCGAATTATTTTTGGCAATTCCCTGGTGGTCATAATAACTCAATGAGAACAAGTATTTAGTGGCGTCCGTACCGGCAGAAACCGAAAGATTATGTTCATTAACGACGCCTACACGGGTTACTTCATCCATCCAGTCTGTTCCGTCGCCTACGAAATTAGCAATCTGCCCATCAGTATATTTCTTTTCATCCCCACGTCCCAGTTCATCAAACACTTTATTCTGTTCAATCATAAAATCACGCGCATTCAGGAAATCCGGCGCATCCTTAATATACTGGAAAGCAACCGAACCGGAATAAGAGATGTCGGGCTTACCTGTTTTTCCTCGTTTGGTAGTAATCAGAATCACACCGCCCGAAGCATCCGAACCGTAAATAGCCGCCGCGGAAGCGTCTTTCAGAATATCAATCGTCTCAATGTCATTAGGATTGAGATTAATCAGGGCATTATCTTTCTCGCCACCACTATATGCTGTTCCTGCTGTCACCGTTTTTGTTGACAACTGCGGCACACCATCAATGACAATCAACGGACTTTGTCCCGAAAGTCCACCACGAATAGAGATATTCATCGAACCACCCGGATTGGCACTGTTTTGTGTGATATTCATTCCTGACGAACGTCCACGCAACATGGAACCTACCGAAGCTGATGCAGCCGTTGGCAATTCATCGGCTTTTACGGAAGCTACCGCACCGGAGATACTGCTCTTTTTAGTCGTACCATAGCCGACTACTACAATCTCATCCAATGTTTTAGTGTCTTCTTTCAGTATAAACTCCATCGGTGTAGCGGACGCTTTCTTCTCTTGAGAAATGTAACCGATATACGAAACGGTAATCGTTGCTCCCGAGGGTACGTCAGACAGGCTGAACTTACCGTCCAAATCGGTAATGGAGCCATTGGTAGTACCTTTCACGACTACACTCGCACCAATAATAGCTTCACCAGCCGGGTCTTTCACCAGTCCCTTCACTTGGATATTTTGTGCCATCAGTGAAGTAGTCAACAACAGGAAGGTAAAAAAGAATCCTGTCCTCGCACATATTGAATATATTGTTTTCATAGTTGTTCTCTTTTTATTCTGTTACTTTCTTGATTGTAGCCCAAAGAATAGCTGTATCGAAGGTGATTTGCACTGCACCGTCATAGTCGCTTGCATAGCTTGCCACACTGCCACCTGCGCTTGTAGTATCTTCCCACCAGCCGCATCCGGTCGCATCGCCCCAATAGCGGAGAACATATCCCCAGTCGGACACACGGGCTGCATAGTATTGGCGCGTACTTGAATAACTGCCGATTTGATGCAAGGTAGAAGTATAACGATATCCATTGCGCGCCATCTCTGTAGCAGGCGTACCCCAATCGGCAAAATCACTGAAGCCACAGCCGGACACGGTGAGCGATCCTGTATAGGTTGTCGCTGAAGGTTCCAGTTTCCACATGCTATAAGTATGTGCCTGTAAATCAATCCAAACACCATAATAGCCTGACTCAGCAACCGTAGCAGGCACCACATAACCATTGTTATTCATCAGTTTTGAATTAACGTAAGGACTTACACCGAAAAGGTCACCGTCCATCGTCTTCTCCGCCGTAAAGTAGATTTGGAAGTTCGCCTTGTCTGCATAAATTTTTCCTTCATATTGGTACTCTCCCTTGCGGGTCATCGGTGCATAGTAGCCGTCGAGGTAGTCGTCAGCTTTCTCGGAAGCATTAACCACCCACATTACAGAGTAATCTTCGAATGGATCTTCCTCCTCTGCTAGCATAACAACAACCGTAGTAGTGACAACAGTTTCATTGCCTCCGGCATCCGTTATAGTCAAAGTGACAGGAAATTCTCCCGTAGTAAAATCAATAGTACGTTTCAATTCTCCATTACGCCCGGTTACTTTTACCGTCTCATCTATTTGCATACTAGGGATTTGAAGACGAACATCTTTCAACTCGCGATCATCGGTGAACTTCACATTCAAATTCCAGCTTCCTTTATTTGCAACCGCGTCAAAATCCACTGCTATCCGCGACGGAAGTTGGGTTTGCATAATCGGGCTCTCCATATCCGCTACATAAGTCAGCAACACATTCTTCTTGCTTTCCCGACCGTCTACGTCACGGATAGTAATCAATAAATATTCTTCAAAACTAGCGTTTTTCGGTACAATGAGTTGATAATCATAATTAAAGACTTTAGGCTTCTGCCCGCCCAATTCATATACTTTATGAATCCCCCATTGTTCACAACTTAATGTGACGCTTTCCAATCCTACATAATTAGATGCGGTTCCTGATACCAAAACGGTGTCACCGGGAAACGTCTCTATCTCATCACTCATTACATAAAGACCGGGAGCCACATCTTCCTTATCATCATCGCAACCGACAACAAAATACATAAGTGCCAGCAACAAACTGATTTTTCCGAATCTACTTAAAATATTCTTCATGGTATCTTCCTTTTAGTTGTTATATTTGAATGCATCCAATACTTCCAATCTATTTCCTTCATAACCAAACAAGGTGGTATTGCTCACATAATTCTTGGCACCCAGTTCCCATCCCATGCCTTCTACTTCGATAAAGATAGGATCCCAATAAAGAAAACCAAGTATGCGGCAGTCTTTCGCTTGCTTTATTTCTTTTATTTGTTCAAGCATGAAGTTTTTCTGTCCAAGCGGGGAAAAATCCAAATACGGCCCGTTGTCCGACAGTTGCCCCTGAGTTCCGTCAGGCAAAGTCTTGTCCCAGCTATATCCAGTTTCCATAATTAAAATATCCTTATCAAATTTAGCTGTGATATAATCCGCCCATTCACGCATTTGTGCTGCCGTATTTTTCGTCCAGAAAGGATAATAAGAAGTACCGATTATATCATATTTCGTATTTCTTTTTTTCAGTTCACCATAATACCAGTTATACAAGTCTTTATCTCCGGCACCTGCCGAGTGAATAATGACCTTTGAATCCGGTGATACAGCTTTCACCGCATCATAACC